GCTTTGTCCAACGCGCAAGTGTTGCGCCCTTGCATGCAACACGGCCTCCCAAGTGTTGCGCCCTTGCATGCAACACGGCCTCCCAAGTGTTGCGCCCTTGCATGCAACACGGCCTCCCAAGTGTTGTGCCATGTGCCACCTACATAAACGGCTTCAGGGGCTTACTCCGTGTACCGGCAGAGCTCAGACTCTGGGGCTGTTGTAAAGGCACCGGCAGATGACTAATGTCCTGGATGTAGTAAAAGTAGTGGTCAACCGCCGAGAGTATGTGTGGAATACACCAGTTTATAACCTTTTGATTAAGGTCTTCCACTTGTACCAGCGTATCCTTCGGCATGTTCTTACCATACTGGTAATAAATGGCACGCATAATAATCTTCAACTCATCCGATGACTGGTCATCTATAATGTATCCCTTCGGCTGGCTCTTGTCATAGACACCCTTGCGGATAAGTTGCTGGATGCGTTCAACATTTGGAAGTGAAAAGAAAGCGTCGCTTACTGGCGTTGCCTCCCAGTTTCCCCGGAGCATATCAGCTTGAAATCCGGCCTGGACCTTTGTCACCGTCTCAAATCCGGGAAGACCAGGTAGTGTATCAGGTGCCTTGTTTAGAATTGGAGACAGCCAATCAAAAGTAACGCGTCCATTTTGTCCGGCAGGACCATCGGACGTTAAAGGTAAAGTAAACTCGGCTGGGGGGGTAGGCATTCTATCTGGAAGATTGGAATCTAAAACGGCAGAGAATGTTCCGGTAATCCATTTAAACTTAGGAAAAATCTTTTCTAAATCCTGGATATACAAATGAGCTTCTACCGTCAGATGGCATCCGATGGCGGCTACTATGTTCCTCTTGCTGACCTGACTGATAAGATTTATGCTCGCACTGAGCCCGCAACCAACGATACTGGCATCAACGGTGGCACCTTCTCCACTGCCCGCTGGGCTGCAACCTATTTTGTCGGTCAGGGCTTCGGCACCAACGGCAACCCCTTCCGCTCCAGTATCAATGCAGCTGGTGCTGGCATTCTGAAGGATATGGGTCGCACTGTAGTGTCCGCCAACCGTACCTTCCGCAAGATTCAGCTGGTGACAAACAAGCATTCCAACAACTCCACCCTCTCCACCTTTGGCGTGGGCGGTGCAGCCGGCACAACTCCCGTGGAGGACTACCTGACCGGCTACATTGAGGTCGGCTTCGAGGGCAATGGCACCCCTGCCGCCGTCGCCCACTACGGTCGTTAAATACTATACACTTTTACACCACGCATTCAAAAAGATTGTATCTTCTTGAACGTGTGTTTAGCGCAGCCCCCTTTAAAAATAGCCCATAAAGAGATAGAATGACATATTTATTCCTCTTTTTTGTATTTATTGCATGTATAGCAATCTCTGGTGGAAGTTTTGTACTTTTTTCTTCCGGCCAACAAATCACTGCAACTATGTACATGCTGGGTGCAATTCTGGCATCTATCTATTTCGGCCTTCGCTGGTTTAATAGTTCTGGAAATACGAATTCAAGCGCGGCAGCAGAATGGTCTTCTCCTGTGAATTACTGTCCCGATTTCTTGTCCCTCTCAAAAGACAGCAATGGTACACAGGTATGTATTGATACTGTAGGAGCCTCTACGGGTGGTATGGACACGTCTGATGGAACTGCAACATCTGGTCGAGCAGTCTTCAACCTGTCCCTCGCCGTCACACCCCCTTCTGCTAGGTCCGCCGCTCTCTGCGACGAAGCAAAATCAAAGGGAGTTACATGGGAGGGCGTCTGGAATGGAACAACATGTACTGGCTTCAACCCACCTCTACCACCTAGATCTCCGTAGATGTAAGCTAAAAATAAGTAATGCAACGGGGGTACTTAAGTTATGTACAACACGCTACTCTAGAATGTCTGTATGTTTGCACCCGCTCATTGAGAAGCAACTCAAAGAATGGCTACAAACCCGCAAACAACCCGCCGTCCTTCTTGTCGGCCCCCCAGGAATCGGAAAAACCACTATTGCTCATCGCGTTTTTCAAGAGGCTTCACTCAAAACAGTAGAGTTTAATGCAAGTCACACGCGCTCTGGTACATCTTTTCGCAAAGTCATCCTTCCCCTCTTGAAGCAGGGTGGCATTGTTAAAATGATAGAGTCCGGTAATCGCGGAGGAATCGGTGTACTCCTTGACGAAATCGACGGGCTCAGTAATGGAGAAAAAGGCGGACTTTCTGAATTACATATTTACCTGAAATCAAAAGAAGTTCGAGAGGGTCGGCCATTGATTCTCATTAGTAATTCTCTTGATACACGTATCCTACAGCAGATTTCCAAAATCTGCCTCACTTTTCAAGTAGAATCTCCCGATACGGACTGTCTCCGTGCATGGCTCGGTCATGATATACCATCCTCTTATACTGGCGACCTTCGCTCTCTCAAACGTCAAATCGCAGGCCTCGAAATACCTGAACGCATTATTGATATTCCTGATGGCGTTATGCCAATTGCATGGTGGACTCTCTGGGGAGAGTGGGACCCCCTTCTCGAGTTTGACATTGAAAATAATGAGGGCAACTTGGCGAGCCTGAATAGTCTGGAAAATATTCCGGAGCGTATTGAAGCCGTCATGGGAAATACACCAGAAGCATGGAATCTCTATTTATCCCTCTTTGACGCCTATAAAGTTTCTGACCAGGGCGACTTCTGGGCTTTCTTCTATCAATGCTGGACGATTCTTCCCTTGTCCCTGAAACTCAAGCTCAAGGTAATAAGTATGCGCCTCACCGAAGAAGTACCAATTACTGCAAAAACAAAGACGCTGAATATGAGCGAGTTTCGCTATACGCCAGTCTTGACGAAACAATCTGCAATGTTTAATGCCTGGAAACTACTCTGTGAAGTCTCTGAAAAGTACAAGGCCCCCGTGCGTCTCGCCCCCATGTACGCGTTTACAGAAATCCAAAGTGGAACCCTGCGAACAGATAAAATCCGCCGCTTTGAAGCTGTGAGCCTCGAGAATTTAAATAATAGTTTGAAGGAATAGGAATGGCATCAGCACGGCCACCAATACGAAAAATAATATTATATGCTCATGCGCAAGGGAATGGTGAAACATTCACAATTCCCTCTACTATGGCTATTAAATATTTCGGAGAACTTGGAAAAAGTTGCGCTATTATTTCCAAAAATCCAGCAGGGCGTATTTGCACTTCTAAAAGTATTTTTTCAAGAACAGCAATGCCCTATAAAAAAAATTATTTAAACTCCGAACTCCCTGAAGAAGACCTTTCTACTCTTACTAATCCTGTTAGATGTACAGATGAAGGCTGCACCTTTGCTAGTTCGACTTCAGAGCGAATGATTCAACATATTCATAAAAGCCATATACCGCGTGTTCATAGAAATAATGCAAATCTACGACGGAAATTACACTCTTCTACAGGAAATAGGGGATTTTTCATTAATCCAAATAATAGACATTCAGACTATATGTTATTAAGTCCTTCTATTCATGAAGAGAGTATACATCCACCCCGTACTATTTTTCCTAATCTTATTATTGGGACGGCAGAAGAGGAAAGGGACAGACCCTCTTATTTTGAAGCAGGTGTAAAAGAGTGCATAGGAGAAAGCATGTTAAAAAATATTATTAAGTTAGAAAAACTTATAGACGTACATTCCAAGATTCGACCAGGAATCTTTACTAAATTTCAATGGGTTCCACATGGGGCTGCATTAACTCTCCGTGATATAATAAGATATATTACAGAGTTATATCCAGGAGAAAGAATAGATTTTTATATTGTCGCATGTTTATCGGGTGTATCTAAACCTATAATTAATGCGGTAAAAGAAAGTATGCGTATTGAAGAAGAACCCTTTACCGCTCTAAAAGCTCTGGGGCATGTGGCAGAAGGAACTCCTTACCATTCTGCGAATACACGCCCTACTAAACGTGCAAGGTTGGGAGGTTCCCGCAGCCGTCGCAGCCGTCGCAGCCGCCGCCGCAGCCGCCGCTCTAATTCACGCTCTGCAGCTCGCCCTCATGCAAAAGACGAATGAAATGCAGAGGTTCCTTCCTACCTATCCTGTGCGCCCGCCCAAGAATCTGTTTCTCCTCCTCGTGTGTCATCGCGTGAAGAAGAATCACATGTGTCGCCGCAGTAATATTCAAACCCGACCCCGCATAATGAGAGTTGAGTAAGAGGCAACGTAAATCGCCACCATCAAACGCCCGCAGAGTGGCCGCCACTGCATCCTTGTTCCCCTTCAGCTGCTTCACTTTTATTCCCAGGCCCGTAATAGACTCTTCCATTGAAAGAAAGGGATTGTCGTACCTACTAAATACAAGAAAACGGCCTTCTGGATTCTCTTTAAAGAGGCGAATCAAAGCCTCAGGCTTCTTCTCCAACTGGTCCGCCGGCGCCTCATCTGAAGAAACAATCGCCGTTGCCTCTTTCTTTGAAACAATCTTCTTCAATTTCTTTATTTCAATCGTACTGCGACACATAGGGCATGCTGGCGTGCGAGAGAGGCATTGAATAATACATGTACCGCAAAAAAGGCGAGAACAACACGGTGTAATAATAGGGTCCGCCAGCTCATCATCATAACAAATGGGACAAGTATCCTTCTCAAAACCCTTAATGCGCTGCTCAATCGTATTTATTGACTCTTGCACATGCTTTATTTTATCGGACAAGCTCTGAAGAGCAGCCTCTTTTACTGCATTCGAAGAATATTCTAGACCCGCCTTAAAGTCATACGTCGCCTTCAGCCTCACCAATTCCTTCTGCAGATTTTTCGTTACTGCATCAATCAAACTTGTCGTATCTTCTGCTTTTACCCCAAGAGCAGCAATGGCACCGGCCACATCTCCCCCATGAAGAAGTTGCTTTACATCTTCTGGTACTACCTCTGAAACTATCCTCTGATTAATAGGAGCGCGGCACATTATATTTGAACGATAGAGGACTGGCAATGAAATAGATTCCTTCACAAAATCCTCATGGCATCGCAGGACAAGTTTCGAACGCAAAAAATGATGGGCATTAAGAATCTCTCTGAAAAAGTTAAAAGAAGTCATATCATACCGTGCATATGTATAAGGGCGAGTAGAATGATATACCTCTTCAAAAAAAGGGGCCAAATGCTTGAACCGCCCTGTAGGAGAGAATACTTCTGCCGCAAGAGTTGGCCGTGCCATATAAATCGTTTCATTGGGATACAGCATATTTATCCAAGAAGCTGTAATAAACCAGGTAAATCTCGTCTCTGGCTTCTTGTATCCGTTTATTAAATGAATTGTGTCGGCCTCATCTATAAAAACGCGCTTCCATCGAATACTATTATTTGTCTGAATAACACTGAATTCTTTATACAGCGTATTACTTACGAGAACAACTTGTGCCGCCATTAAATCGGCTATAAATGTGTCACTTTGCAGAACTTTCTTTTTGTCAAGAAGAAGATGCCGCAGATTTGTTTGCTTCTTAATATATTCAGACCATTGCCGAAAAAGAGTGTGGGGGACTATAATAAGAGAGCATGCCTCCGTGTTATTTGTAAAGGGGGTGTGTTTAATACTCAGGACATTTACACTGCTGTAGGAACCCATTGCGGTGTAGTGTGTAAGAGGTGGTATTGTCTCTAAACGCGCAATATGCGCAAGTACCATTAGAGATTTTCCTGTTCCAACAGAATCACCGAGAACACCG